CACGGCACGCAGTGGCAGGGAGAGAGGAATCATGCCGAGGTCGTCAGCCCGGAACGCCTCGTGCAAGAGGCTGCCCGTGTAGGGCGTCTCGATGAACTCTATGAAGATTTCCCTGAACTCCGGGAGATTAAACTCCCTGATGAGGAAGAGGACACAGAGCGGAAAGAAAAAAGAATCATAAACAGAGCCGTGGCAACGGCATTCGGGAACGGCGCACATATCACCGTCCCGAAAGGGTTGATTGGGAGAACGGTTGTTTATTATGTTGAATGATGGGTCTGTATAGACCCTCATGATTTTCTTTTCTCAAAAATAACGGTGTGTTTATGGATTATCCTCGCGAGTTCTGAAGAGTCAAAACACACGACATGCCCGGTGTTGAACTCAAATTCAACCAATCCCGTCCGGGATGCTATGGACGGGATAGAACATATCAACGAGATTCTGGAATGGTATAAAAACAAGAAGAGATAAAAAACCATTTTCCAAGGCTTTTATCCGTTCATTAACGACTGAACAGAGGAGGGAAGGGTAGATTGGTTACCTCCCCCTCGTTGGGATGGTGTATCTCGCGGTAATGGCGTCCTCCCGGGTGTGGTCTGTAACCAGTCGTGTAACTGTTTCTCATCTACCCCGAGGAGGAGAGCACATATCGTCTCATCCGGGATGTTCACGTCTATTGGTGCAGGTATGGATAACCTCTCAAGGGGAGGTTTTTCCATATAACCACGGGAACGCCCTAACGTCGTCAGAATGAGCCGGCATGCCCACGGCTGTCCCTCGCGTGCTGCCTCTATCAGGGAAGACTCTGCAATATCGATTATCTCCTCCCTGCAGTCAGCGAGGGTATCCTGCAATGCAGGGGATTTGTTGATGTGCTTGTAGAGGGTGCACCTGTTGATGCCGAGGAGCTGTGCCGCTACACTGACGATACCATGAGCCTCCCGTAGAGCCCGCTCTATGTCCCGTTCTGTCAGTCTGACCCTGACACCACGCATACCAGAACATCCTCCCTCACACATCATCCGGCTGCCCTGTGTTGATTCCGTTTCCCTGTGCCGGGGCCCCGGATAGCCTCACGGATAGTATTTATAGTTATCTATTGCCATATGTTACCTAATCCTTTTTATATAACAAGTGTTATAATAGCAATTATGGAAAGAGTGGCGCTGATAACGGCGTTTGTGGTTGTGGCGGGTATCGCCATGACGACGGGTTGCATGATGAACACGAGCAATCAGGAGAACATTGCACAGGTCCCTGCACCTGCTCCGTCACCTACTCCGTCATTCATCGCTGATTACAAGGACGCTGTAGCGCCGTCTGGTCAGACGGACGTTATCGCGCGCGCACAGCAGGAGAAGCCACGGAAAGACCTGACCATCCTGACGCACAAGTATGTTGACGAGGGAAAACTCCTGACATCGTATTATGGAAAGATTATCGGAACTGCGCAGAACACGGGAACTGAGCCCGTCGATGCGTTTATCAGGGCAAAATTTTTCGACGATAAAGGGGTCATTATCGACACCGGCATTGACAGCATAGACGACCTCGTGCCGGGTGAGGTGTGGGAGTTTGAACTGACCTTCATAGGGGACAGGGAACCACACAAATACCAGATTTACGTCAGCGGGCTGTATTAAACCTTTTTTTATCCTACCGGTTGTCTGGTTTTGTTCTGGAGATGGGGAAAACTATAGATACTATGAGGTATATACAGTATATACGGGGACATACGACCCCCATAGAGGTGAAGAAAAAATGGTAGAGATTGTAACAATCGAGAACCTCCTTCAGGTAGGAGGGAAGGAATGGCAGAAGAACGGAATGCACCGGGTCTACTTCAACGACCTGCCGGAGCTGTATGGTCTAATGATAACCCGGTTGCTGAACAAACTCTGCGGGTCGTTCTGGTATGACGTATCCGCAGGGGAGTTCAGGAGCCGTGGACTCTCCGAGGATGTTGCAGGAGTTCTCAAGGACGCGGTCCTCGAGAAGGTAGCAAAACTCAATGCAGAGGTGCAGTAATGAGCGACCGCGTCCCTGTTTATGAGGACGGGCGGGTAATCGCCCGTGTCAAGTACAACAAGAAGTTAGATTGTTGGGACGGGCATAACTGGACGTGCGGTAGCACCGGTCGACATCTCGGCTATACCCGGCTCAGATCTGGGAAATACGTCCTAATCCACGGCACGCAGTGGCAGGGAGAGAGGAATCATGCCGAGGTCGTCAGCCCGGAACGCCTCGTGCAAGAGGCTGCCCGTGTAGGGCGTCTCGATGAACTCTATGAAGATTTCCCTGAACTCCGGGAGATTAAACTCCCTGATGAGGAAGAGGACACAGAGCGGAAAGAAAAAAGAATCATAAACAGAGCCGTGGCAACGGCATTCGGGAACGGCGCACATATCACCGTCCCGAAAGGGTTGATTGGGAGAACGGTTGTTTATTATGTTGAATGATGGGTCTGTATAGACCCTCATGATTTTCTTTTCTCAAAAATAACGGTGTGTTTATGGATTATCCTCGCGAGTTCTGAAGAGTCAAAACACACGACATGCCCGGTGTTGAACTCAAATTCAACCAATCCCGTCCGGGATGCTATGGACGGGATAGAACATATCAACGAGATTCTGGAATGGTATAAAAACAAGAAGAGATAAAAAACCATTTTCCAAGGCTTTTATCCGTTCATTAACGACTGAACAGAGGAGGGAAGGGTAGATTGGTTACCTCCCCCTCGTTGGGATGGTGTATCTCGCGGTAATGGCGTCCTCCCGGGTGTGGTCTGTAACCAGTCGTGTAACTGTTTCTCATCTACCCCGAGGAGGAGAGCACATATCGTCTCATCCGGGATGTTCACGTCTATTGGTGCAGGTATGGATAACCTCTCAAGGGGAGGTTTTTCCATATAACCACGGGAACGCCCTAACGTCGTCAGAATGAGCCGGCATGCCCACGGCTGTCCCTCGCGTGCTGCCTCTATCAGGGAAGACTCTGCAATATCGATTATCTCCTCCCTGCAGTCAGCGAGGGTATCCTGCAATGCAGGGGATTTGTTGATGTGCTTGTAGAGGGTGCACCTGTTGATGCCGAGGA